GCTTTCGGAGGTTTAACGTAATGGCAACTACTACACCTAATTTTGGATGGCCGGTACCTACATCGACCGACCTTGTAAAGGATGGCGCTACAGCTATCGAGGCGCTCGGTGATTCGATCGATGCCTCACTACTGGATCTTAAAGGCGGCACAAGCGGCCAAGTACTAGCTAAAAACTCTAACACCGATATGGATTTTGTTTGGGTAGCGCAGGATGACTCTAATGCTATCCAAAATACAATTGTAGATGCTAAAGGTGATCTAATTGCGGCAACGGCTGCAGATACTCCAGCTCGTTTAGCAGTCGGTACAAACGGGCAAGTACTTACGGCTGATTCTACGGCGGCAACTGGATTGAAATGGGCCGCAGCGTCAGCCGGCGCATTGATATTGGTCAATGCATCGACAGTGAGCGCAACTCAAACAACCAACATTGATAATGTATTTACAACTGCATACCGAAATTATTTTATCGAAATTGATGGTGTGCGAAGCAATAACGATTATTCAGGAATCAAATTACGCGCTGGCGGTACGACTACGACAAGTTATGCATCAACATTTTTGAGATGGACATCAACTCCAGCAGTTACAATTATTGGAACACTTGGCTCAATGATTTTGGGTGGAAATGGCACCGCGGCATATTTGGGAGAAATAACACTATTTGCGCCAAATGTAGCAACAAAGACAAAAGCATATGGAACGATCAGCGGCAAAGACAGCACGACTACAGATGAAACTCGCACAAGTACAGCATACGAAAACAGCAATACTCAATTTGATGGATTGCAATTCACCTGTGATTCAGGAACATTTACTGGCGAGATTCGTATCTATGGATTAAAGGACGCATAATGACACAAATACAAATTGATGTGGTCGAAATAAATGCTCAAACAAATGAAAGAATTGAGCGATCATATACAAGTGAAGAATTGGCTCAAATTGCATTAAATCAAGCGGCACAGGCTGAGCTCAATTTGCTCGAAACTGCAAAAACCGCGGCAAAGCAAGCTGTGTTGGATAAATTGGGCCTGACTGCCGATGAAGCGGCTCTACTACTCTCGTAATGCTAAAGAGTTATAACGGATACCCGGCCTCAAAAGATCCGGATGAAATAAAAATAAAGTCCTACTCGGTAAGGGGTACGGATCGTAAGCTAAGGTGCGCTGAGAGTGTGGGACCACTCTTGGCCGCCTTTGCTGCAGACTTTCACGAGCTGATCGAGCCGATCGATGAGGGCACCTTTGACGATTGGGCTTATGCCTTTCGTATGGTCCGAGGTACTACCGATAAGTTATCGTGCCACTCATCCGGTACGGCGATCGACCTTAATGCCACTAAACACCCTCTCGGTAAGCGCGGCACGTTTCCAGCTGAAAAGGTACCTATGATCCGGGCCCTATCTAAAAAGTACGGCCTTAAGTGGGGCGGCGATTTTAAGAGCCGAGCCGATGAGATGCACTGGGAAGTAGAAATATCACCCGTAAAGGCTAAAGCATTAATCGAGACTTTAGGTTTATAGTTAGACAAACCTTAAGGGCACTTAGGAGTAACAATGAAAGATCAGTTAATCGCTGCCGGTAAGTCATACGCTCGTGCAGCTCTCGCAAGCGCAGCGGCGCTTTATATGTCAGGTATTACAGATCCTAAAGTACTAGCTAATGCTTTTATCGCCGGCTTAGTAGGCCCTCTAGTTAAAGCTCTACAGCCAAGCGAAAAGCAGTACGGTCTAGGCTCTAAATGATCCGGGCCCTGATAGGGGCGATGTTGGGGACGTTACTCCTATCAGGGTGCGGTTACCAAGGATGGGTAAGGTATGAGTGCCAAGAGTACGAAAACTGGGAAAAGCCCGAGTGCGTTGAGCCGCAGTGTGTGGTTACGGGAACCTGCACTAAGGACCTTATTAAGCCAAATGAATAAGGATAAAAAACGTCTAGCGCCTGAGGATATACACGCTCGCCTGATCTTTCTCATAGGCGCGGTACTGGCCTTAACCTTTTTTGTGATTACAGCTGGGGCCGTTTATGCGCTGGTCTTTGTTACTCAGCCCGTAGGTGCTCAAGCTCCCAATGATCGAGACTTTATACAGCTATTACAAACTTTAGCCATATTCTTAACCGGTGCACTAGGTGGGGTACTTGCCGGTAATGGGCTCAAATCTAAAGCTAAAGTGGGCGCATACTGATACCACAAACGCCGAGAGGGCTACTCGGATAGTATGCCTAATCGGCCTTAACAAAGGGCGATATATGAACAGTGCAGATTTTATAATAGTAATTACCATAACGGGCATAATGGCGGCGTTTATCAAAGCTGCCTACACCCTGGGTTATCGACACGGGCACGGCGAGGGTTACATACGAGGCCGGGCAATCGTGCAAGCTCTTAAAGAAAAGAACCTAATCTAATGGGATTCTTAGATAACTACGAGGATGTAAATAGCCGGATTAAGCGATTCCGCACCGAGTTTGAGACTGGCCGTTTAATTGCTTTTATTGAGGACATCGATCTAGTTAAGGGCACGATCCTTGTACGGGCTGAGGCATATCGTAAGTACGATGATGAGCTACCTAGCGCCGTCGATTATGCTTTTGGTAACGTAGCGACATATCCGCAAAATATGAAAAAATGGTTTATTGAGGACACATTTACAAGCGCCTACGGTAGAGTTATCGGCCTACTTTCGCCTAGTGAAGGTGGCAGACCTACCGTACAGGATATGCAAAAGGTAGAGACCGCTGCAGCTGAGCCCGATTACTGGACTACTAAATTCGTAGCTGACGATATACCTACCATAGGTAAAGCGATCGAGACGATCGAGCAGGGCTTAGGCGGCGTATTACCGGATGCAGCTCCGAGGTGTGTTCACGGCACGATGGTATGGGCTGAGGGCAAAAGCGCCAAGACCGGTAAAGACTGGGCCGCTTATAAGTGCACCGAGCGAGCACGCGATAAACAGTGCGACCCCATATGGCAAGTATTAGGCAGCGACGGTAAATGGCGAGCCCAATAATGACTGAGCAGGGCCTCTTTGATTACATCAAGGCTACATACCTTGAGGATCTCGAGAAGTCCGAGCACACATACGAGTACATCGATGCCACAAGTACCGGCTATAGGCTCACCATAGAGCTTAAATGCCGGCATACTCACTATGACGAGCTGATCCTTGAAAAGAATAAGTACGAGGCTCTTATGGATAGAGCTAATGACCTGGGCTTTACACCCTTTTACATCAACTCAACGCCTAACGGCATATATGCGTTCAACCTACGCAAGATTACGGTTACTTTCACTACTAAGCGCTTACCATCAAACACAGTGGATAAAGGTCCAGCGATTGATAAACAGATAGCGCTACTACACATAGATAAGGCGGTTAAATTATAATGGGAGAAATGACATTTATTAAAGCTGGAATAGCCACGACGATTCACGATAATGGCGATGTGACGAGCAGAGTTACGGCTATATGCGACGGATGCCATAAAGAGAGCAGTCCGGATAATGGCCGTACGGTCGTAGATACTGGCGGCGAGGTCCTACTATGGTTATGCGAGGCGTGTAAAGGATGACGATATATAAGTACGAGTGTAGACCGTGTAAAAAGGTCACAGATCAGATCGAGCGGATCATTACAGATAACCTACCGCCATACGTTAAAACGTTGCAGTGTACTAAGTGCGGCGTTATAGGCGTTTGTATGGTGGAGGAGCCTAAAGATGCCAGCGTATGAGTATGAGTGCATAAGCTGCAATATCCGGTATGAAGTAACTGCGCCAATAGGTGAAAACGTAGCGCCTCTATGTTGTGGTCATACGATGCGCCAAGTCTACGGCGTGCCCGGTGTGAGCTTTAAGGGCACGGGCTGGGGTAGCGATAAATGATTACGGTCCTAATGGGCGCTCCGGGCGCGGGTAAATCGACGTGGGTGCATAAAAATAAAAGCCCGGGCGATCACATATATAACACTGAGGCGGTACGTACTAACCCGGGTATAGACGTAGCCGCCTTTATGCGTTATGAACGTGTTAAAGCTATAGAGGCCGCTAAGGCCGGTAAAAATGTCATATGCGATGGTACTCATACGCTAATCGGTCATCGGATGGTATGGATAACAGTAGCTAGAACGTTAGGCATACCTAAACGCCTTATCGTCTTTGATACGCCTTTGATCTGCCTACTCTCAGCTCAGAAAGAGCGCATATATCCAGCGCCTCATAAGGTAGTAGTAGATCATTACCGGCGGTTTGAGATAGCTAAACACCTAGTAAGTAATGAGGCTTGGGACTCGATCGAGGTAATAGTCAGGGGTAAAGATGCTTAATAGTTATCCACAGAAGTTATCCACAGGTAGGCTAAAGCTGTGGATGACACGCTCTAACTACGCTCAAGTTATCCACATATTTGCAAGGTATTTGACATATAGGCTACGCTCCACACTCGCAGACGAGCCGCTGAGG